TAATGACAGAAAAGATTACGGTTAAAAAAAATAATTTTACATTCAATGTAATAGATGATGATTTATTCCATAGACCACCAGGTTTTGACTATTGGGAAAAATTCTATCCAGATTCAGAGCCTTCTGTATTCAGAGCATATGACAAATATTTGAATAAACAAAAAGACTTCTTAGACATAGGTGCGTGGATTGGTCCAAACACTCTATATGCAGCGGAGCTTTCCAGAAAAGTAATAGCTGTTGAACCAGATCCAGTGGCTTTTAGTTTTTTACAGAAAAATATAGAAGCTAACAAATTTAAAAATGTTATTCTTTTGGAAAAGGCATTCTCTTCAAGCAAGCAAGTAGCAATAGATCCTAGTGTAGAACTGGGCGACTCAATGACAAGAGTATTGGATTCTATTAATTCCGATAGAAAAACAGTAGATGGTGTTAATATGGAAGAACTTCTTTCCTTGGGTGATTACTCATTAATTAAGATAGATATTGAAGGCTATGAGTCAATAGCAATACCTTCTTTTGAAGAATCGCTAATAAATGCAAAAATACCAATGCTACTGTCTTTGCATACTTCTTTTAATCCGAATAGAGAAGAAGGTCATCGTAGTCTGGTAGCATCATTGTCTAAAATATACACACACGCTTTTGACGATTATGACAATTGCATAGATATCAAAGACCTGCCTGAAGGCTTTGGCTGCTTTCTGCTTACTAATGAGGAGTAGTTTTGTTTATAATACCGTGTAAATTTGACTCTAATTATCCTGTGATTTTTGAATGCATTGATTCTATAATGCGTTTTCATCCAAATGAAAAAATAGTTATCGTAGATTCTGATTCATATGATAAATCATATTTTCAAGACATAGACTCTTCAGTTGTCATATATGATGTTGAGAATAGGCATTACGCCCTAGAGGCTTATAACATAGGTTATAAAAATAATCCAGAAGAAGACTTTTATTACTGCATTCATGACTCTCTTGTATTGAAAGATAACATTGATTTTGTAAAAAGTAGCAAACTTACTACTATAAGGTGGTGGGATTCTCCACCGGTTCCAATAGGCAGAGATGCAAATGACAATGATCTGTCTGTATGGGCTGATTCAGTTATGAGAGAGTCTTTAGGGTACGGAATACCTGGTATTTACAAGGGTGTTTTCGGCCCGATGATGTTGTGTCAAAATAAGGTAATGAAAGATCTATTTGATTGTGGATTTTTTAATATACTTCCAAATAATAAACATGAATCATGTGCAACTGAAAGAATACTAGGAATGGTACTCGAGAATTTGGGTTATGATGTAACAAATTCCTTACAAGGGGTTATGGGGGATTTTCATGGCTTTTATGATGAAAGATATGTTAAAAAAAACTACCTACTAAGAATGTGATTATATGAATAGTTTAGTTATATTTGATTTAGATGGAGTACTTCTCGACAGTAGAGAAGTCCACTATCACGCACTAAATAATGCTCTTGCTTTTTTTGGTGAAGAATATTTAATATCAAGAGAAGAGCATCTAAGTGTATATGATGGCCTTCCTACCACCAAAAAGCTTGATACTCTATCTGAAGTAAAAGGTCTTCCACCTAATTTGCATAACGCTGTTTGGCAAAAGAAACAAGAAGAAACATTATCAATTTTTGACAACCTTAATCAAGATGATGAATTAATTTATTTCTTTAAAAAAATCAAAGAAAATAATATAAAAATAGCAGTTGCTTCTAATAGCGTGAGAGACACAGTCAAACTAGTTCTTCTTAGACTTGGTTTAATGAAATATGTTGACTACTTTGTCAGTAATGATGATGTCAAAAGAACAAAGCCATTTCCAGAAATGTATTGGCGATGTATGATAGCGTGTAATTCAGTGCCTAAAAAATGCGTTATAATTGAAGATAGCCACATAGGAAGACAGGGGGCCCTGGATAGCGGATCAATCTTAGTCCCTGTAGAAAACAGAGAAGATTTAAATATTAAAAAAATTGATAAAATTATTGATATTCTTTCTAAAAAAGAAGAAAAAAACATACCTTGGAGATCAGAAAAAATGAATGTACTTATACCTATGGCTGGAGCAGGAAGCAGATTCGAAGCTGCTGGATATACATTTCCTAAGCCTTTAATAGAGGTAAACGGAAAGCCCATGATCCAGGTTGTTGTAGAGAACTTAAATATTGAAGCGAATTATATTTTTATAGTTCAAAAAGAACATTATGAAAAATACAATTTACAATATTTACTTAGTCTAATAGCACCAAACTGTAAAATAGTCCAAGTTGAATCCTTAACGCAGGGCGCAGCGTGCACGACGCTCTTGGCTAAAGAGTTTATTGATAATGACAGTCCTTTAGTCATGGCCAATTCAGATCAATTTGTGGAATGGAATAGTAACGAAGCACTTTACGCCTTCAGCGCGGATGGAATTGATGGTGGAATATTGACTTTTGAAGCTACTCATCCAAAATGGTCGTATGCAAAACTAGGAGATGATGGATTTGTATCAGAAGTTGCAGAGAAAAAACCAATTAGCAATTTAGCTACTGTTGGTATCTACTTTTGGAACAAGGGGTCGGATTATGTAAAATACGCAGAACAAATGATAGATAAAGACATTAGGACAAACGGAGAATTCTACGTATGTCCAGTATTTAATGAAGCTATATCTGATGGAAAAAAAATTAGAGTAAAAAATATAGAAAAGATGTGGGGTATTGGAACTCCTGAAGATCTAAATTATTTCTTGGAGAACTACAAAAAATGAAATTAATTGCACATAGAGGAAATTATGTTGGCATCAATAGACATTTGGAGAATAACCCCGAATACATTAGGGAGGCTATAGGAAATGGCTACGATGTAGAGATAGATATTAGATTAGTTAATGAAACTTGGTACCTAGGTCATGATGAACCGCAATACGAGATTGATATAACCGATTATTTAGACGAAAGATACTGGCTCCACTGCAAAAATTCCGAAGCTTTTGAATCTTTATTCAACAAATATAACGTTGGTAATTTTTTTTGGCATCAGGAAGATAATTACACGATGACATCGTCAGGTTTAATATGGGCTTATCCTGGCGTTAAAAGATTGGATAACAGCGTTGTCTTATTCCCCAAATCTGCAGAAGATGTAATAAATGTATATGGCGTATGCGACAACGACTTTTCAAAGATAAAAACATGGATCTTGTAATTATTGGAGCTGGTGGACATTCTAAAGATTTAGAATACTTAGCTTATTCTGATAAGTATAATGATTGGAATATCATAGGATATTTAGATGACAATCTATCCTTAAATAATAGCAATATAATCGGCAATATATCTATTGTTAATTCCTTATTAGAAAAATATCCTAACTTAAAATATACTATAGCAATTAATTCTTCTAAGATAAGAAAAAATGTAGAATCAAATATACAAAGAATAGATCGAGCAGCAAACCTTATCCATGAAACAGCTGTAATCGGAACCCATTGTCAGTATGGTAACGGGCTAACCATGGGTCCATATTCAGTACTGACAACCAAAGTTACGCTTGGTATACACGTGCACATAAATACAGCAGCATCTATAAATCAATCTAGTTCGATAGGAGATTTCTGTACCGTCAGTCCTGGAGCTAGAATATGTGGAGACGTTAATGTTGGCGCACAAACTTCCATAGGAGCTGGTAGTGTTATTATCAACTTCAAAAATGTAGGTAGCAACTGTACGCTTGGAGCAGGGACTGTTGTGATAGAAAATGTAAGTGATGGTGCTACTGTAGTCGGAGTTCCAGGAAGAGAAATAAAAAAGTTTGGCGAATATATTTAGATTAAACCCATTACTATACTCCCAGATGTATTGATTATTTAAGGAGTCAAAATGGCCGGTAAAAAGCCCGCAAAGAAAAATGTTTCGAATTCACCTGTAGCTACTCTCAAAGTAGAACAACCAGGTAAGCCAATCCTATATGTAGGATTAAAAGGTAAGTCTTTTATTTGCCCCAAGTGCAGTCGAGAACTGCAACGTGGCATAGTTTATGAGCATAATAATGAAAAGTTCTGCTCAAGAAACTGCATAGGCTGACTAAAATCTTTTTCTTAGGATTGATAGAGCTGCACCTGCAGTTCTTAGCATTCTAGATCCTCCAGTACCAGACGCTACATGGGATGAAGCTTCAGTAGAAGCTGCCAATAAACCCCGCGTCGCACCCGAACGCCTGGTAGCTACCCCTACTGCTTCTTCTATAGTTTTGGGCATTTCTTTAGAAGCAATCCTTGCTGATATTTTTTCAGGCTCACTGCCAATAGAGAAAGAAGAAACATTTTCAGGGTCAAATGCAGCCGCTGCAGCCGCTGCCCGGGCTGCCTCTTTTCTAGCTGTTTCGGCAGCTACCTCTGACACAATTTTTGCATCAGAGCTCAAACCTAATCGTCCATGTTTTCCATATTTTTGTAAAGCTTCATCATATTCAAGAGCATATTTTTCCCCATGTTTTTCTAATATACTTGCCCTAACATCCGCCGTGTGTTTTTCAAGAAAAGGGAGTTGGGTTTCGTCACCCTTTCCAAAACTAACAGTTGATAAAAGCGCTGCATTAGCATGAATCTCGCCTTTTATTATTGTGTCCATTTCATCAAAAAACTCTCCTGGTTTGAGGGAGCCTTTGATACTCTCTATTTGTTTCTGCCCATACACGAAATGAAAAGGATTTTCTAGGCCATCAGGACCGCCGGTTCCAAATGGTTTATAATATCCAGTATTTTTAAAAATAGCTTCAGTTTCCCCTATCTTTGAAATTTCATCTGATTGAAAAATTTTATGATATGAATAAGTTTCAGCTCTTGATTCTTCCAGGGAATGATTAACCATTTTTGAAATATACCGATCCTGATCTGTCATTGCGCTATTAGATGGATTTACGTATCGTAATTCCTCATGCATTGGAGCATTGCCTAAGTATAATCCAGAAGTCTTGGAAGCTGTGTGGCCACGTTCATGAAACACGACTTGAGACGATTTATACATTTTGTCTTCGTTCATAACTGAGGCATTAATCCCAATAAAATCTTGAATTTCTCCGAATCTTAAACTTGTAGGATTTTCTCCCAACAAAGAGGCTGCTCCTTCAAGATTTTTATTAGCCCTTATACCAGACATGCTCATGTTACTACCCCTACCTCGTCCTCTAGTAAAGTCTGATCCAACCTTTTCTAGGAACTCTGCTGCAGAGCTAACGGTAGTGGCACTACGTCTAGATATTACATTTTCATCTACTACCTTACCAATTCCTAATCCACCTAATGTAAAGACTTTTGGTGCAGTATCCTGCATTGCCGTTGACATAGTTCTTGATAAAAAATCAAGCTTAGTAGGATCTACAACTGCCCTAGCTTGATCTGTAATATTAAAAATAAAGTCATCAATACTCCTGGTGATTGGAGTCGTCCCAGGTGAAATGGTTTTTAATATAGGTCTATTCATTGTGCCTCATAAGTTATCAAAACATGCTACTATATATACATAGTAACTATCTTTTAGGAGAAAAATGTCAATTTATTGGTTAGCTGAATTTTTAAAAGAAATGGAAAATAAACTTCCTCCGGCAGAACAAGAATATGCCAACGCCCTAATAGGTATAGTGGGTAAGTATGGGAAGCTTTCCAACGGTGATGGCAATGGTATCTGGGTAGGATATGTGCCCGGAATCGAAAACGATAATCTATCTATTGGGGTTAAGTGTGCTAACTGTGCCCTGTATGAAGGTAACGGTGTTTGCAAGATCGTAGCTCAGACAGTAGAAGATAATGGCTATTGTAGATTAGCTGCGATTTGGGATGGCGCAGTAAAAGATACCATGAAAGATGAAGACAGTGAATAACTATTGGCTATCAGAATATAGTTCTCCAGACGATGAAGAGATGCCTGAAGATGAAATGCCCGAAGAAGAACCGGAAGACATGGATGATCCGGAAGAAAAACTTAACCCCAGACAAAAGCTAATGTATAGTCATTATGAACATTTGGTTGAGATGTTTGGCAAGTTCGATCAGACATCAAAAGCTAACGGAGCACATTATGCTCCGGCAAAGGCTAACCCTTTCATAAAGCAGGGTATGATTTGTTCTAACTGTGTTTTCTTTATGGGTGGTCAGGGATGTGGAATAGTAGCTGGAAAGATAGAACCCAATGCTGTGTGTAAGTTATGGATTATCCCTGAAGATCTTATCTTAGGATAAGATTAATCAGACTCATCCATTTCCTTTTTGATTACAGCACCAAATAATACTATCACTAAAGTGGCAATGCTGATCTTAATTCCCCATGATTGTATATCGCCAGACAAAGTAATAAGAACTAATATAGTTCCAGCTATTGTCCAAGCCTGCTCATAAAGTGCAGCTATTAATTTAGTTATAAATTTTTTCATTATATCTCCCTGTTGTTATCTTCTTCTTGAGGCTCCAGCTACTGGAGCAACAGCAATAACTGCACCAGCAGCTATAACTGCTCTTCTTTGTCCCACATTTATATTGGAACCTAATGGCACGTAAGTATTTAAGCTTCCGGAACCAAATATATTTATTTCTTCTTCGAATGAAGAACGGACTTCTGTTGGAGCGTCTTGTACCGCACCAATAATCTCCAACGCTTGTTCATCTGTTATATCATCAATGGGAATTTCGGCAAAGATCTCAGCTGCCTGTTCTCCATCGATAGATGATAGTACCTCTGCACTTGTTGCAATCTCAGTTGCTTGTTCTTCCGTGATTCCATTTTCTATAATTGCATCGACAGCTTCCTGTACTTGCTCATCAGTAACTGTTTCACTACTCAACACGTCAACTAGATTTTCAAATTGCTCATCACTCAATGGCTGATCTAAGACGGCATCAATGACTGCAGTAAACTCTTCGTCACTCAGTGGTTCTTCAAACACGGTATCAAGCACTTCAGCAAACGCTTCATCGCTTAATTCTTCCGCAAACACTTGATCAATAACCTCTGTGAATTGTTCTTCTGATAAATCACCAGATAATAATTCTGTAGCTGCAGCAACTAACTCTTCTTCGTTATCAGCTGAAGTTAAAATTTCATCTACAGCATTAGCGAATTCTTCTTCAGTTAAATCTCCAGATAAAATCTCATCCACTTGATCAGATATTTCTTCCGGAACAGTAGTCTCAGGCTCCGGCTCTATAACTTCTGGTTCAGGAATAGTTGTTTCTGGTTCGGGAACTGTAGTTTCTGGTTCCGGATCAACTGTAGGGGGATCTGTATCTGGAGGAATAACTACAGGAGGAATTGTTTCTGGCTCAGTTGTAGTAGTTATTTCTGGTTCCGGCTCAGTTGTAGTAGTTGTTTCTGGCTCTGGCTCAGTTGTGGTGGTGTTTTCTGCCTCTGGCTCGGTGGTAGTTGTTGTTTCTGGTTCGGGCTCGGTGGTAGTTGTTGTGGCGGGGGTTGGATCAAGAACAGTTGCATCAACAGTGACTTCGGGTCCATACACGCATGGACCTACGCCTGCGCTGGAAAAGCAGCTCTGATTTCCTGCTTTAATGCCAAAGCGAACTGGTCCGTATCCAGTCGTGAGAGGATTGCTACCAGAGAACATCCCAGTGCTTAACAAATAAGTAGTTCCTTGATTAGTCGATAAACCCCAACCGCCTGAGGTGGTTCCACCAATTTCGTCAAGGTCGTAAAAACTAACTGCATAAGCGTAGATGTCAACATTGCTTGATGTTGGCGCATCCCAGTCAAGGTTCACGCTTCCATCTGCGTTGGCAACAGCCGTCAGGTTTGTGACGGCATTGAAGTACGGAGGAGGAGTGACAGACAGACTCTCCCATGATTGACCATCCGCAGAAGTCATAACTCTGTTGTCTGTTCCAGAGTTTGCTACAGCAACATACTTTCCAGCCCCATAAGCAACCCCTTGCCACGAGTTATTTGGAACTCCAGAACCTAGCGTCCAGTTCGCACCATCGGTTGAATAAGCGGAGCGGGAATTTAATCCACCTTCCGCTACCGCAATAAATTTATCTTCGCCGTAGGTGATGTATTTCCACTGGTTAGATGGAACAAGTCCAGCAGACCAGTTCAATCCATTTATGGAGTAACCGCCGTATCTATTTCCCGAGTTTGTGCTGTACTCAAGCCACGAGAAACGACCATTACCAAACGCAACTGTTCGGATATCTACAATTGCACCAGGGTTTTGAGTAGACCAGCCAGTAGTTCCATTGGCGGAAGACCATGCTCTACCAAACTGAGACACAGATACAAACCGTGGAATTGTTGCACTACAGGCAACAGCGTCATGTGACCATCCATAAGATGGAGTGCGTAATGTCCATTCAACACCATCTGTGGAAGACATTACATAACTGCTACCCCAAGTTGCGGTAGCAACAAAAAGACCGCCACAGTTCGTGATTGCTTGCCACTCGCCAACTGGCGCAGTTCTTGATGTCCAAGTAACTCCATCAGGCGAGGTCATTACAGCATTTGAACCAACCGCAACAAACTGATTGTCGGCGTAGGTGATCCCCTGCCAGTTACTATCAGAAGCAGACGTTCTTGAGGTCCAATAATTGCCATTTGTTGAAGTCATGACACGGTTGCCATCTCCGGACGAAGCAACGGCCACAAATTTTCCATCACCGTAAGTCACTGCTTCCCACTGCTGGTCTGCTGGATACCCTGTCGGGACGAAAGCCGCTGGGGTCACTCCTATGGAGACATTATCAATACTTGGACCGTAGTGCCCACTCCAAAAACCTTTGTCCATACCACTAAAGGTTATTGTAGCGGTCGTTGCACCTTGCGGAATGGTAATGGACAGGCTGAAGTTTTCAAGATCATGAGCAACAGATCTAGTGACTGTGGCTGAGGCGGGAGAAGGCGAATCCGAGGATATCGTTGCTGTCCAGGTGTCCGATACAACACCTTGGCCTACGCTATTTGTTAGGCTATTGTCAACAGCAAATGAAAGAGTTACAGTATCCCCTGGTGTAACAGTGATAGCTTGGAATACTTCGCCGGTCTGATAGGAAAATTGCAAAGCGCCATTGAATAAAACTCCAGAGCCTCCATTTTGGGACACAGTCCATCCAGAGGATCCATTAAAATCCCCGTTGACTAATAAGTTGCTTGCGTGCGCACTTGATAGCGGCGCAAAAAAGCCAACAATAGCTAGTGATATAGTAGAAAACCTAAATAAGTTACCAATAAAATTCCGCATGATAAAGACTCCCATCCTCGATAAAATAGTAAGACTAAAGTCCTTAAATAAGAGTAAGGATTATTGACACATTGCAAATTAATGTGATAATATATACATATATTTTATTGATACTGAGGCTTAAATGATTTCTATTTGTACACCAACTTATAATACTGATCCAAGTATTCTAGCTAGAACTTGGGCAAGTCTTAAATCTCAGACCTATACCAATTGGGAGTGGGTCGTTTGGGACGACTCTACCAATAATGATACATGGAGTCAAATTTATGGTTTAGCATCTGATGAAAGATTCAGACTGATGGCGCATAAATCACACGTCCATTCCGGAAGTATTGGCAGAGTTAAACGTCAGTGCATGATGGCAGCCGAAGGGGATATTTTATTAGAGTTAGACCACGATGATGAACTAATGCCCGACGCACTGCAATTAATTGCAGATGCGTTCTCTGATCCTGAAGTTGGATTTGTTTATTCTGATTGGTGTGAAATTTTACCTGATGGTCAATCCGGAAGATATCCAGACGGTTGGGCTTTTGGTTACGGTTCAGATTACTGGGACGAAGAGCATCAAGTCTGGACAATGCGTGCTCCAGAAGTCAATCCCACTACTATTAGACATATCGTTTCGGCACCTAATCATGTACGCGCATGGCGAGCTAGTGTCTATAGGGAATTAAATGGGCATGATCCTCGTTTTACTGTAGCAGATGATTTTGATTTAGTTGTTAGAACTTTTTTAATTACTAAATTTAATTATATTCCCAAGATGATTTACAAGCAACACATTGGTCCTTCTACAGCACAGCGTACACGCAACGCCTTGATCCAACACAACGTTGCAGAAATCGCAGCTAAATATGATAATTTGATTACTAAACGTTTTGAAGATTTGGAATCTTGTTCTGGCACAACAGAATAAAAAATGTTACTATTAACATAAGCGCTTATTTTATATTCCTATAGAGGTTTTTACATGGCTAATACTATTTTAGTTAAGAATTCGGGTACAACTACGTCTGTACCTGCTTCTATGACTCATGGGGAACTGGCGTTAAACTATGCAGATGGCAAGTTATTCTATAAGAACGCATCTAATACTATTGTTGGCGCTAAATTAATTACTGGAATCTCTGGCACTACAGATCAAATTACTGTAACTGAAACCTCTGGCTCTTTTGTTGTAAGCTTACCATCCGCCGTCTCAGTTTCTGGCAATATAGCTGCTGGAGGCAACCTCATCTCCAATAACTCATCTGGTGATGAGGGTGGTGAAATTTTCCTAAAGAAAGCAGTTACCAACACCACCCTTACTGGTGGAGTCACTATTGACGTTTGGCAAAACAGACTTCGCTTTTTTGAGCAAGGCGGAAATGCAAGAGGTTTTTATCTTGACATAACTACTGGAGGCGATGGTGTTGGTACCAGTCTTCTTGCTGGCGTACAAGGTTCACAAGGCCCTCAAGGAGCCACAGGCTCCCAAGGAGCTACGGGTTCTCAAGGAGCCACAGGTTCTCAGGGGGCTACCGGTCCCCAAGGCACCACAGGTTCCACTGGCGCTCAAGGAGACATAGGACCACAAGGCTCCACTGGTCCCCAAGGGGAAACAGGGGCCACTGGATCTCAAGGACCACAGGGTTCAGCTGGCCCCCAAGGTGCAACAGGAGTACAAGGTGCTACTGGTCCCCAAGGCGTCACAGGCCCACAAGGTCCTCAGGGTGATATTGGATCTCAAGGTTCTACGGGTCCTCAAGGTGCCACAGGAGCTACTGGATCTCAGGGTCCTCAAGGTTCCGCTGGTACTCAAGGTGCGACGGGCCCTCAGGGAGCAACTGGAGCTCAAGGTAGCGAAGGACCAGTTGGTGGAGATGGCCCACAGGGTGACGTTGGTCCGCAAGGAGCTACAGGTTCTCAAGGTGCAACTGGAGCACAAGGATCAACGGGTCCGCAAGGCCCACAGGGGGACGTCGGTTCTCAAGGTGCAACCGGTGCTCAGGGAGCGACAGGAGCTCAAGGAGCAACAGGCTCCCAAGGTGCAACAGGATCACAAGGCGCAACAGGACCTCAGGGTTCAACAGGCGCCCAAGGGGATACGGGACCTCAGGGTTCAGTTGGTCCACAGGGTGACGTCGGACCTCAAGGTGCAGTTGGCTCGCAAGGAGCGCAAGGTGCAACAGGCCCCCAAGGCTCAACAGGATCTCAGGGATCTACAGGTCCCCAAGGTGCAACTGGGCCACAGGGAGATGTGGGAGCTCAGGGATCTGTTGGCCCACAGGGAGTTCAAGGGGCCACAGGATCTCAGGGAGCAACTGGGGCACAGGGAGCAACGGGCTCTTTTGGCGGAGCAACTTTTTCATATAATTACTTAACAAGTACAGCAGATAGTGATCCTGGTACAACAAACTTAAAGTTTGACAATACTCTTGTGACTGCAACTTTCTTATATATAGACCCAGTTGACAGTAACTCTGTAGATGTATCTGCATATCTTGAGACAATTGATGATTCAAGTTCCGCAATTAAGGGACACTTTAGGGTAGAAGAAGTTGGGAATTCAGCGGCCTTTGCTTATTACGCAATAAGTGGAGCACACACTTATGTATCCTCATATTATAAAGTTCCAGTTACTTATCTGACTGGCTCTTCTCCATCATGGGCAAATGGTCAAGATATAGTTATTACATTTGTTCGTACTGGAGACAAAGGTGATACTGGTGATACAGGCGCACAAGGTGCAACTGGTTCGCAGGGTGCAACTGGTTCGCAGGGAGCAACTGGAGCTCAAGGAGCCACTGGCGCTCAGGGAGCTACTGGCACCACAGGAGACACGGGACCGCAAGGTTCCACGGGCCCTCAGGGATCAGTAGGACCACAAGGTGATACTGGCCCTCAAGGTCCGCAGGGAGCCACAGGAGCTCAAGGAGCAACAGGTGCCCAGGGAGCCACAGGTCCCCAAGGCGCAACTGGCCCCCAAGGAGATGTCGGATCCCAAGGCGCTACTGGCTCCCAAGGTGCAACTGGACCACAAGGACCACAAGGGGACACTGGCTCACAAGGCGCAACTGGCTCACAAGGTGCTGCTGGCCCCCAAGGAGACATGGGTCCTCAAGGTTCTACTGGCCCGCAAGGACCACAAGGCTCCATTGGTCCTCAGGGTGAAACGGGATCCCAGGGTTCGACAGGACCACAGGGAGCAACTGGAGCACAGGGTTCTGCTGGCCCACAAGGAGACATGGGTCCTCAGGGTTCAACTGGAGCCCAAGGTCCGCAAGGAGCAACTGGACCACAAGGCGCAACAGGCGCTCAAGGTGCTACTGGCGCTCAAGGAGATGTTGGTCCACAGGGTTCCGTGGGTCCACAGGGACCACAAGGTTCTGTTGGACCTCAAGGTGAAACGGGGTCACAAGGATCTGCTGGACCACAGGGTGCAACTGGCCCACAGGGTTCTACTGGCCCACAAGGAGACATAGGTCCGCAGGGTTCAACCGGACCACAAGGACCACAAGGTGCCACAGGTTCTCAAGGCGCTACAGGTCCGCAAGGAACACAAGGAGCAACGGGCCCAGTTGCTGGTTCTGCAAATCAGGTCGTATATAAAGACGGTTCTAACGATGCTGCTGGCAGTGCAAACCTTACATTTGACGGCACAACATTGTCGGTGAGTTCCGTGAGTGTAGCAACTGTAAACAATGTGAGAGACAATATGATGAAATTTATAATGGAGGTTATGTAATGCCCTTAACACAGAAAAGACTTGTCGGACCAGCAGCATTTGCTACGTCTGCAGGAGATATATACACCGTCCCATATAATGTTGGATACGTAACGACGGTTGTAATTAAAGAAATTATTTTATGCAACACGTCTGCTTCCGCACAAACAGTAACGCTATACCTAAAGCCATACGGAGTAACTGTAGCAAGTTCGCACATTTTTATTAACTCGCTAACACTTGCAGCTAACGAAACAGTGACATTGTCAACTTCAATGGTATTAACAAATAATAATAATACTGCTGGAGATACATATTCAGATAAAATACGAGGACTAGCAAGCGCAGTAACGGTCAACTATATTTTGAATGGATACGAGGAATACTAAAATGGGAAAGTTCATTTTTACGAATGGAGGTGGTCTGAGCGTCGCCTCTGGACCATCAACAACGTCAAAAGCGAACTCCAACCTCACTGGTTTCCTTGATGCGCCAGACTCAGTTTACGGTTCTGCTGCGCACGGAACGGCAACGCTAAACACAACAACTGGTGCAGCGGGGACGTATTCGTCATCTACAACTTCGCTAGGACTAACGTACGTCGCTGGTCCGCCGATTGTGTTTACAATGACGCAGGACATATATACACTTAACTTGATAATTGACGACAACGTTAGATTAAATCCCGCAGGGTATAGAATTTTTGTTCAAAATATCCTGACACTTGGTAATGGTTCAATCATTGGCCACACCGCAGGATTTTCAACTATTGGTTCAGTTCAACAGGGCGGAGCTGCAAATAGCGGGGCATTGACTCATAGTCTTGGTGGCTCGAGTGAAACGGCAGGAGTTACTGCACCAACTGCAGGAACAGGCGGGACCGACTACTATAAACAGCCTTTCCAAGCAATTAAAGGGTATTCCATTACGGGAACATCGACTACTGTAACTCCCTTACGTGGTGGCGCTGGCGGCACTGTTGGAGTGGGCGGTGGAGTAGTTATTCTTGCAGCAAGATACATCGGTCTTTCTAGCGGTACGGCAACAGCAACTATCAAGGCACCAGGAACTGCTGGTGCAGGTGGCGGTGGCGGTGGAGTGGTGATTATTATTTCTTCCGCTGGAGTTCTGACTTCTGGCGTATCAACCGATGTCACTGGTGGAACTAGCTGTAGCGCGGGTACTGTTATTTATTCGCAGGTAGTATAAAATGGTAATTAGAAGAGTAAATAAACCCATTGCCCAAAGAGAAGGTGGAGACGCCATCTTTGGAGAAGGTACAGACGGCCCAGTAACCATATCGAGTGGAACTACATTTTTAACCAAAGACATGTATTACACTAACTTAACAGTTGATTCTGGCGCAACACTATTTACAAATGGATTCCGCGTATTTGTCAATGGAACTTTTACAAATAACGGAACAGTCGGAATGCCTACCGCAACTGAACACTCTGTGGCAGATGGAAGTGGCACCATTGCCGGAAGACAAACTGCCCTCAATCCATCTAAAGCTTGGGGTACGAGTACAGATCCAATATCCGTAACAGAGATCTATGACTTAGATGACGCGGTATCTGGATTTTTTATTACCGGCGCAGGAGTTGTCACAAAGATCGCTGGAGGCTCATTAGGGGTAGTTGGTTCCAACGGTACAACCACTGCAGCTACTGGCCCATTTGCTGGAAACGCTGGAAACTTTCCTGGAGCCAATACGGGGCAGGCTGGCGGTGCAGGAAATGCAGGAACCGCTGGCGGCGCAGCAACTGCGGGAACTGGCGGTGCAGGTGGTCTTGGCGGTGGATTAGTTATTATCTTTGCCAAGACAATTGCTGGTTCTGGAACATTAGTAAGCTATGGATTTGCTGGATCCGCAGGGAACCCAGCTACACAAGGAGCTGCTGGCACTGCAGGAAACCCTGCACCTAACATAACTGGATATCATACGTCGGGGACCTTTCATCACCCTGCTGGATCAACCGGACCAAACCCAGGAGCAGGCACCCCACACCCTGCTGGACATAATCCTGCAACCCCACACCCAGCTGGTTCTACTCCAGGTAACCCCCATCCAGCTAGTCATAATGCAGGGACACATCATCATCCCGCTAACTCTATAACTGCGGTTGTTCCATTTAGTGCGAACCCTCACCCAGCTGGGCATAACCCTCATGTCGCAGGCAATCCTCACGGGGCTAGTCATAACGCAGGGCACGGCACCCACCATCATCCATCCGGGCACAATCCCGCAGGGCCCTATAACCCCCATAATAAAGGTCCCAATCCAGGCAACCCTCACCCAGCTGGCAACCACACTGGGCACCACGGTGCTGGTGGTCATCGCGGGTTTACTTTTCATTCAGGCAATCCTCACCCAGCTGGGCATAACCCTCATGTCGCAGGCAATCCTCACCCAGCTGGGCATACTTCAGGAAATCACCATCACCCTGCTGGATCACACGGTCCGCACGCTGCCCTTACAGCGGGCAACCCGCACCCTGCTGGACATAATCCCGCAACCCCACACCCAGCTGGCTCCACTCCAGGTAACCCTCACCCAGCTAGCCATAACGCAGGGACGCATCCACATACTGTGGCAACGGTGAACTTGACAACAGGTACAGTAACAAGCAACAGGGGCGCTGCCCCATCACACACGGCTACTAATGCTAATTACACGGGAGGCGCTGGAGGTGCCGCTGGAGTAGGTGGAGCAGCAAATGCGGGAGGAACTGGAGTCACGGGTTCCACTGGTGGTATAATTATTGTTACGAGAAATGCTGGAAATGCCGCAGGTCAAATTGGACATTCAAACTATAGTAAGATAATTGATATTTAAAAAAAGAAATTGACAAAAAAATACTTCCATAGTATAATGGAAGCTTAACAGGAAAGGTATTATAATGAGCTTTTTTAACACTATTACTAATGAGCAAAAAATACAAAACATAGATGCTAGACTGCTTGGCATAAAGCAACAGCTTTATGGGGTATTGATGATGGCTGGAGTAAATCCAGAAACATTTGATATTGCTACTTTTGATCCACTAACAGAAATCGACGCACTATTTGCTGGTTACACTACCGAGATCGAAAGACTTATTCAATCTTGCAATCTAATGGATGAAATACGTCAACAGGTTTTGGGCTAAAAATGAAAATGCTAGAGCACGCCCCCTGTATTGTGCAATACGATAACGTATTTGATACAAAAAATTTCATTAGTCAGATAGAAGAAGAGTGTAGCCAACCATGGGGCTATCTTCACTGGGAGCGTTCTACCGTAGGTAGTGGAGTGGTAGATCCGATTAGAACATCAATGAGTTGCGAACTTGCACCACTAGGCAGTAATGATATTGGAATAGAAAGAGTAATCCCTATAGCCAAGGAATGGCAAAGAATATGGGGATTAATAGACAAGTACGTGTGGGAATATAGAAATCATTTTGAACTTGATTTACAGTCAGACGAAGGGTGTCGAATACTCAAATATGGTGGTGGAGCGTCATATCACGTTCATCATGATCATCACCCCGATAACTCAAGAGTGCTGAGCATGGTTGCATTTCTAAATGATGGGTACAGTGGTGGCAATTTGGTATTCCCACGTTTTGACACTAAAATTATACCAAAAGCTGGAAGTGTAGTTTTTTTTCCAGCTAACTATCCCTACATTCATATAGCTGAACCGGTAGGGCAAAAAGATGAGACTATTAAGTATTCCTTGGTAACGTGGTTTAGATGAATCCAGAGCAGCCGCCGCAAGCTCCGATTTTAGATGAAGAACTTGATAAAATAATTTTTGATGTAACCACTGGAAGGTGGAAGCATTTGGGGGAGACTACAAAATGCAGCTACATTGATAGCCCGATGCCCAATGAAATGAAAGATAAAAAATTATATGACCTATAATCTCCAGAAAGACTTTTTATATATTCAGAATAATCTATTTGCTACCTTAGAATTGATCGGCTTAGATTCCAGTATGGTTGATTCTTACACCCTGGAAGAAATAATCCAGCAATGTTCTGTTATATATGGGGAACCACACCATGATATTGATTCTCCCGCAGATTGCGATAGACAAGCTTCGCTGCGCCGAGCACATATGAATGTTCGTAGATTCTGGTATTACTACACACTATTGAAATGGAAGATGCAAAATGCTTAGAGAGAATCCTACCATATACGATATAAGTCTACTAGCTAGACAACTAAGCAACAGTCCTGGCGCAGATTATGACGCTGAACAAATATCAGACTTTTGTCAACGTTCTTTGTCTGAAGAACTAGAATCCGGCGTAGATAGAAGTCGCCAAGCTATTGGCTTCTTAACCACTTTAAATTATTTAGAATTTTTATCTCCACCAACTAGTCCCTCGCATGACATAGCTTCAGTGCATTTCCTTGTCGTGGAGATGTTAGTTGCTTTGCAAAAGCCCTCAAAAATATTATTTGCACCTTTTGCGTACAAGGGTCTTGATGTAAATTATCCGCTTTTTGTAGAAAATAATGTTTCAGAAATTCATGTCATGAATTTACCACTTCTTGATTATGTAGAGCGTTTTTGGGGCATCAACATTGCCGACGAACATACCATCGACATGCAGGATATTCAAGACGGAAATTATGACAATGATTACAATTTAATTGTGGCGTATTTAGAAAACTTCTGCCATGATGACGAAATGCTAGTTGGAATGGTAGATCATTTATCCAGTGGTGGTACACTATTATTGATGGCCACCAATGATCTTGGGGGCTTATACATAAATCAAGAGTCTCACCCCTATCATCACCCACACCAAATGCTTTCCGACAGAGAAGATGTCGTAACATTTCACTTGCCGTTTGCTCTTGGGTACACTTTGGTCATTAAAAAATGAATGAAAAAAAAATAGTTATTATTGGATCTGGAACAGCAGGATTGGTGACGGCGCTTATCATCAAATCATTATTCCAAAAATATGAAGTCATTGTAGTGTCTTCTAGTAAAAAGCCAATAATAGGGGTAGGTGAAGGGTCGACTGAGCACTGGAGACTTTTCCAGAATCTAGTTGGCATAGATGTTCGTGACATGGTGAAGTATGCGGACATAACACATAAGTATGGTATACGCTATGAAAATTGGACAAATCATACTCCAGACTACTTTCATAGCGTTGGAGATACTGGTTTGCATGTAGAAAGTTTTTGGGGCAGTTACGCCTATGCGCTAGAAAATAATTTACTATTAACTAATACCTTTTCATGGAAGGGGTTAGTGGAAAATAAAATTATAGACTCTGGAGATCAAGTACACTTTGGCACCAATCAATATCATTTTGATACATTCAAGTTAAATACGTTCCTTAGCAATACCGCTAAGTCCAAAGGGGTGCTGTTTTTAGACGACGAAGTTTCCAATATAGATACGGATGAAGATGGCTACATTGGCAGTATACACCTGCGCAACGCTAATAAAAATCTTATGGGAGACTTTTTTGTAGACGCAACTGGATTTCATCGCGAAATCTTAAGCAAAATTTCTGATTCAACGTTCATACCGTATAAAAAATATTTACCATGTGACAAGGCCATTGCCTTTCCGACTGAGTCAGATCCGTCTGGCGAAATAAGACCATACACTCGAGCTCGTGCGCTTAATAATGGTTGGATGTGGGAAATCCCTACGCAAACAAGAAGGGGCAATGGATACGTATTCTCTTCTGATTTTTGCACAGTAGATCAAGCTGTTGATGAAGCTTCTCAGGTACACGGCTTTCAGATAGAGCCCGCAAAAATACTTGACTTCAAATCAGGTTACTTTAAGACAACTTGGAAAAATAATTGCATAGCCGTTGGACTAGCTGCTGGATTCGTAGAGCCCCTAGAGGCTACGTCTATATCTACGACAATTCAACAAGCGCGATTGCTATGCTCATATTTGCCGACCTTTTCAAAAGAAAAAACTTATGGGATAAAAGAATATCATCGTGTTATGGATTCAATTATGGAAAATATTTTATGTATGATTGCTCTTCACTATATGTCAGATAGGTCTGATACGGAAATGTGGAAAGCTCAACAGTCCGCAGAAAAGCCAGCTCTTTTAAAGCACTTAATCGAATTATGGGACACGCGTTGTCCAGAAAGCCATGATGTTCCTTCTACTGGCTATGAACTTTTCGGAGCTGCTCACCTATGGCACGTTGCTCAAGGGCAAGGCGTGCTCGATAGGAACGCTGCATCTATGCAGTTAGATGCGTATGGGTCTCGTAACAATGTAAGAAAAAACATATCGCAAATATCACAACATCTTTTACAACAGAAATTGGTATGCCATGCTGAAGCGCTCGCAAAAACTAAAAATAGTTAGTCCTCGTATATTTAACGATATGCCAAAACTTAAAGAAGGGCAAGTTCTGCTAAGTGCCCAATCTAATTTTTTGATGGATGATTCTTGTCGCCCCTATGCAAACGAAGGTAACTGGCCGGATTGGTGGAAGGCTTTAAGTGCTCAAGAAGGTAGTCTTAAAAGATGCTCAGGGACGTCAGATTATTTATCTACTGGATTTACTATACCCATTTGGGCTAACTTACTGTTTAGACCTTCTTTAAACGGCAAGTCGTGGGATGTTAAATTCGATCTGACTAATGGTATGGGGGATTTTGGCATAGAAGGGTTTGACTATAAGCAGACCGGGGAATGCCCAGTGAGTAGATCTAGGAAAATGCCAGAAGCTAATTATGTAAAAATTATTAACCCATGGCTAGTCAAAACTGCACCGGGTTGGTCATGCCTGTTCTTGCCGACGTTATGGGATCCAAATCCTAATTATACAATGCTACCAGCAGTAGTACATACGGACTACTATCATAACGCACACATGGTAATGAATATACTCACAGATGAACCTTTCGATTTAGATATTGGCAAGGCAATCTGGCACGTAATCCCGTTTAAACGAGCAAAAAAATGTGATATAATATGGGGCGACGTAGCGTCTTACGACCTGCTAAGATGGCGTGGATTTGGCGGACCTTTTATGCCCAAAAGACAAAAGAGTAAGTACAAAAAAATGCAACGCGATGCCGATAATAATATTCAACTTGAAAAAAGATCCTTTCTTAAAAAGATCTTTAGATTCAAAAAACTAGGAGAAATCTAATGGAATTTATACTATCTGAAAATCAAAAACAGTTAGCAATTCGAACAGCACGTAGACGTTTAGAATCGGAGTTATTCGCATGTGCGCTGCTATGTGGAGTTAATCCAGAACAATTAGAATTTGTTGACGGTCTTTTTACCTGGCAGCCTACGGGCGCAGATGAATACTCAACACTTTCTAATGAAGCAAGACTAAGAAGTATTCTCAATGTCTATGAATCATTACTGGCGCGCTAGCAGAAATAGAATTACATGAACAGTAACGCAAAATTTACTTGGCCATCCGGAAAATCTTCAGCAATTATGTTAGCTGAATCCATAATAGATCCAGCAATATGTGATGGTCTTATCGGGGAATGTAAAAAATATTATGATTCCCTGTTTTCTCCTGGTCCAGTTTTTTCTGGCCTAATGCCATCAATTAAATTTTGTATGGACATGGATTTTATAAAAGATGAAATAGAATCGCATGGCGTCCCATCTGCTCTATTTTCTTATTACGAAGAGAATATTGTAAAATCTCTTTTTTCTGCCATAGGATACTATAGAGAGTCTTTTAGATGGTTGTGGGATTGGCCAGGTTTGTCTGACAGTTCTTTTAGGCTACAGCACTACGAAAAAAATCAAGGCTATTATCGGGAGCATATAGATGGTGGGCCTGGACCAATCAAAGCCAAGGGCAGAATGCTCGGTGCAGTGATTTATTTAAATACAGTTGATTTAGGGGGAGAAACTTTTTTCCCTGAACATGATTTGCGAATCCCTGCGCGTCAGGGTTCGATTGCCCTATTCCCAGCGTACTGGACACATCCCCATCAAGGATGCGTTCCAGTATCTGATGACAAATGGATCATAAGCACTTTTATTCATAGGGAAGTAGAAGAAGATTACATATCGGTTACGCAAATGCCACAGGTAGTCAATGAATAAGTTTTATGATCAATTGTCTGGTAGGACGTTAACATCACGTTCAGAACCATTCATTGTTGAAAATGTTTTTGAATCAGAATATTTTACATATTTAATTGAAGAGTTTGAAAAAATAAAACAAGAAAATATACTAACATACTCTGACTTCTTAGGTCGGTACGGGATTAGTACTATTGATCACACTAACTTAATAGAAAATCCCTTAAACGATTGTTTCGATAAAATTATCGATCTTGCAAAAGAAGTCTTCAAGAAAGATGTAAAACCAACATATGCTATGTGGGGGCTGTATCGTGGTTTTAGGGCTAATCTACCTAGGCATATAGACGACAACGCTTGTACTTATACTATAGATTTATGCTTGTCGCAAAAATACCAATGGCCGCTCTGGGTCGAAGGAAAAGAATATCACTTAGACTCGAATCAAGCTTTGTGCTATTATGGTGAAGATCAATATCATTGGAGAAATGAATTTCCTAATCCAGCCTTTAATGAAGTGCAGATGATTTTTTTTCATTTTGCGGAACCAGACCACTGGTTTTTTACTAAAGGACAAGATTACTTTGAGGAGTTAATAAGGCTGCGCCTGCAGCATGAGCAAAAGAATGGAATTAAAAGATGAAATCATTTGCTAAAAAAATTATTAATGCCATTAAGACGATGAGCTCTAAGGCCTATTGGAGTAAAGTAAATGTCGTAGAGGCGTGGGGATTCGCAACAAAGATTGGAATTATATTTCCGGGACTCTTGTTTGGCTATCAGTGGTGGTGGCTGTATATATTCGCCATCATATCAAGTCTATCTTTAATCTGGACATCAACGGAGAAGACTCTACCCACTATTATAATATTCAATGTACTGTGGGTTGTACTCGCTAGTCTATCAATAGCTAAGCATTTTATTTAATTCCAGATTTGCAACTTTTTGCCAAAACGAATTTGGCCCTCAAAATTTTTTTTCAAATTCACCCTATATAGGGTTTTTTAATTATTACCCAATATTGAATTGATAATCACCGTCGGGAGGGAATATCTTGCTTAAGTCTATTTTTCTCCACATAGATGGAGAATGTGACTCTTCTATAGCCTCAGCGTGTTCGGGGCTCTCATAGAGGCGTATAATGTGGATACAGGGGTCATCTCCACCCCATATCATCTCTGACTCATCCTCTGTAAGGGGTAGGCTATCGTGGGTGTCACAAATCGCCGGACCACACCATCTATTATTGATACCTATTTGCAGCCATTCATTAAATGTCATTTGTTTAAATCCTCTACTTTGTATTTGATATCCACTATTATACCATCTGTAAACTTCGCAAAGTAATTAATAAAGTATCTATTTCCACTAGCTAAGACAGCTGAAGAATAGAAGTGTAAGATTCCATGAAATTCAGTATCCTTGTATGCGGACAATTCAAGATCGCGCTTGCCAGACCAAGTACCTTCTCGGTACAATAGTTTACCTACACTAGATATCAAATAGCTATCCAGCATGCAGTGCATATCTTTAGTTTGGAACTCATGTCCCGGGAAGAACAAGACTTCCTGGTCTTCCAATAAGATCTCTGGAAGATCATATTCAACATATACTGAATCAAACATTCCCATTGGGGCCCCGATCTAAGGTCTATATTAAAAAAACTCTTTTTTGTATGAACGATAAAAAAATTAATCTCTACCAAAAAATATCCAAGGAATAAAGATTACCATTGTTGCCAAGAATACGCCAAATATAAAATCACCCATTATTTATCCTCACTTTTATTATCTGTTGTACGGAGTCGATTTCCAAGTCTCAGGTCCACCAGCATTTGATGCCGCCAAACTTTCCCAACGGGCGTGATTCTCAGGGCATTCTTTTCTTGTTTGGTCTGGGCAATTGCCATTTATGTCATAGGCTAAGAAAAAACCTTGACCGTCCATAGGATTTTGTCCATCTTGTCTGCTTCCATCATCATTAAGAAGATGTCCCCATCCGTCTGTGTGGCACCCTGCTATCAAATTCACTTTTAACTGAAATTCTTCGGCACTTAACGGAGGAATGCCAAGAAGGCCATCATGAAATTGAATTAACCAAGTCAAGTCTTCTGACTTAAAATTCCAATCGTATTTGTGGATGATATCTATTTGCCAGTCTGCTAATGCCCATTTGCCGCATGCGGTTCCATCCATATCACCACCACCACCGTATAGTCGTACGTATCCAGAACCGCAATCTGAGCGGTGGTAGACAAGTCCATCACCATGTTTTTCTGATGTAATTTTCATAATTTATCCTCCGGGTCATTAGGGAAAAATTTAGATATAAATTTAATGACAAGCCAGCTGGCTAGCATTATTTCCATACCTGTAAATAGTCCTCTAAAAAATTCTGAATGCATGAATTATATTATATCATTATTTTGTTTAAGTTGACGAGCTTTGCGGGAACGAGCTACATACTTTGGGGGTAATGCATATCCAAGTTTTTCTCTGTCCATTTCAGATTCTCCACCCCAGACTCCATACTCTCCATTGCTTCGAGCATAGTCTCTGCACTCTATCTTAACTGGACACTGTGCACAAATGAGCTTTGCCTCAGTCTCTCTTTTTTTGCGGGCCTGAGGTCTTTCTGACAATGGAGGGAAAAACAAAGAGCTTTTATTTTTACATATCGCTTTGTCCATCCAAGTCAAAATAACTGGATGAATGGTGGAATCTGTAGTTGACATAATGAACACCTTCTAAGTCGTCAGGATATTGAGTGGCGTAGAGCGCAATTGTATCTGCTTCTTCTGCACTTTGCGCTTCTACGCACACCATTCTTGTTACTTCTATGTAATATTTTTCCAAGGTACACCTTCCTTAATTTAAGGATTCAATGAAGATAGTAACCCTGAGAAATGATATTAGATAAGGGTAACCCAAAGATCAAACATCTTTGTTGCTTCATTGAAGAGTGAAGATGTTGAAAGGGTCAAATTGTCTTTCAATGCCCGGCTGCACAAGGATGAACGAAGTGAAGCGAGCTGCTGCTTCGATGTTATCGGAATATTAACATGGAACCATTCATTACGGTTGGTGATGAGCTCATTGTAAATATTGGTAATAACAGGGTTACGACGGCGACCTTTACCACTATTCATGGGAGGTTCACCCTTAATGCGAGTGAGAAGCTTTGTTGGCTCTGCAAGAGCATACTTCCTCGGATTGGACTGGATCAAGGTCTCAACGCTGGGTTGAATGGCCATAGTAATTTCTCCTTATAGGTGGATTTTATCTATATATTTGTTTGTACAATAAAGTAATTACATATTTTTAATATGATTAATTAATTCATTTAAAAGAACTTTAATGTCTGAAATATCTGCACATATTTGTGCAAGACTTGCAGTCTGGGAAGAAGATTTTATAGCTTCGCTTTTAAGGCGCATTTCTTCATTTGCAATTTTGGCATTTTGAATACCAATGTCATTCCATGTACTCATGATATGCTCCTAAGTTTTTTTGATAGCTTCAGCGTATAACTCATTATACTGCTTAGCAAGTTTGTTTATTTCATTTTGAGGCGCATTGCCTTCAACGGCCATAGCTAAACGAGAACCGAGTACGGCAATATTTTGCCATTTCATAATTAAATAATCTGCAGTGACAATTCTTGGCTTTTCATATTTAGTAGAATATTTGCCATAAGCCATTTAGTTGTCCTTAAATTTTTCTTTATAGAACATAAACATTTCATGTTCAACTTGTTCAGGAGCAACCATAGTGCCACTAAGATCGTTGTACCACATTCTGAAATATTCTTCAGCTACAATTCTCCAACGCTTAGCTTCTCTTTCCCAATATTTTACATCTTCTTGGGCGCGGGAAACTGAAACTTGTAAATCTTGAATGATAGAATAAGACTCATTCATTACCTATCCTTGCCTAAAAAATGTTTAATAACAAGAACATTAGCGAGTATTATAGTTGTTGCAAAAAAGAATCCTGTAAAAAAGTTCATGTTAACTCCTAGTCTGAATAATAAGTGCGATATTTTGCGTCTTCCCGAACAGTACATGGGCGACACCAAGGCTTATAATCTTGGCCAAACTTTTCTTTACATCTCTCGTATTCAACAATAGATATTTGCAGGACTGTTTTGCAATTACTAAAACGCTTACATTCGAGTTCTATAAATTCATCATGTTCCATTAAAAGCCTCCAGATAAGAATTCATAGCAGGGATGCATTTTTCTCGATACTGGCGGGGCATGTCTATTCTGGCCATAGCCATATAAAGATCATGAGCTACTTTTTTAAATAAATCACGTTCTTTAATTAACGCATCACGTTCATCGAGAAGAGTGTAAACGACATCTTCTACGGAAGAAATTGAATCTTCTTGGTCAGGTTCTTCGAATGGCTCACGAAACATAATCACTCCTTAAAATAGTCTTGCGTCAGTCTAGACAAGGTATTGCTAATCCTTCTTTGACGAGAGCATCATTTAATGAGTCACCACTAGAGCTAATCGCTATAATCAAAGGGTAACGATACTTAGGTTTATAATGAATTTGTATAGTATATTCCAAATTGTGAGAATACCAATCTTCAATAAATTTACGGGCGGCTTGACCAATAGCTTTTTCTTCTAAGTTCATGCCATAGGCAGAAAGTATCATTATACCATAATACTTAACGTAATAAGTATGGTTACTACCTCTTCTACCATCGTAATAAGGTAGGGGTTGTGGCGAATCATTTTTGCTAAAGTCTCTTGGACGAGGTAACATAATCACTCCTATGTATTATACTGGAGATGATTCTACCAGGCGTATGGACACCGTGCAATCATATCTCTTGGATTGATCATAGGGAGCTCTCCATTTAGCTTCCCAGACTTCACCTGGACGAATGCCAGCAATATCTAATGATTCTGGTCTTTTATGCGCACAGCGGATATCTGAGGCTAATTGACGAGCAGTACGCATGCTATAAGTTCTGGATATGGTAATCCAGCCTCCAGCATTCCTAGCTTCACTTAAAGTGCGAGACCAGAACGAACCAGTTTTGGGACGATTTCTCATTTTAAATCCTCATATACTTATAGATAGTTACTCTAGTTATGGGCAATACTCTAGCGACCGTATTAACAGAATCTCTTAAAAGAAAAAGATTATGGGAATCTAAAATCTTAACTATTTCTGCACATTCAGTATTGGATAACATGTGAGAAGGAGAATTATAAAGTTTACATATTTGAATGGCAATTCTTTCAAGAGCACCATCTAAGCCCAATAAAAGATTAGAATCTACAATATCTTTAATTGCATGTTCATTTACAATCTTCGCAGTTACCTGCATAATGATCATTCCAAATCTGTAAAACTTCCTGAGCGTATTCTAAATCATCACTAGTATGTTTTCCGGACATGATAATTTTGAGAGATTCCACTAGGCAATTGCCAACTAAAACTGTATCGTCATTAAGATCAGACAAATATTTAATATTATTTTCAAGTGTTATAACTTGCTGTTGAAGAGCGTTAATCATCGCTTGCTTCATAGCAAGGTAATCCATCAGTAATCTTTAACTTTACGATAGATAGCTCTGGCGACAGTAGCTACAGCCACACAGGCAAGTGATATATATATGATTACCGGCATGTCCTTAAAAGACTTTCTCTTCATTTTGTTCCTCCAAATGGATTCTTTCGAGCCAGCGAAAGCGGGCATCTGATGTATACTTATGATCATAACGACTAATGGGCCATTGATCCTTGGCAATAAGGGCTACAACAGCTTCTTCTGTTCCACAGTCTGAGCAAATCTCTTCGTCAACTATACGGGACATTGCACCCATGTATCTTCCGGGAGTAGTATTATTAGGAATATATCCAAAACATCTTGGACAAACAGGTTGATTTAACATATTTGAAAACCTCCGCAATCAATTAAAAACTCCGCAAAGTTTTGTATGTTCTCTAAATTAATATGATAACTTTTATTCCAATTAGGTTGAATGCCAGATCCCTTACACGTATGACAATCAGGGTTGGGATCTACCTTTTCAGTGTCAGGTAGTTGCATTACTTTAGTTGAAGTAATTTGAAAAGAATCCAAAAGATCTTGAAGTACTGCTATATTACTCTGAGGAGTCTTAGTGCAGAAACATGGTGGATCATCGAGTGCATTTATTTCACAATAATATTCAGTAATATATATTTCAGCTGAACCATCCTGAACTGAATCCCGAACGGCGAAACCAAGCTTACGAGAATCTACTGCATCTAATCCATCACCAGAATTATCGTGACCGCTTTCCACTTTACTAGTTAGTTCCGGGGAAAGCTGACAACAGTAATCCCATAAAGGATGCCAGTACCAAACATTATTGCGGAAATAGGCGCCTTTTTCTGTCTTAGGCTTTAAGCCATAAACATCCATTCCCATGGTAACCTCCTAAGTTATGTGCTCCGAGAGCAGGGCTCGAACCTGCGACCCGCTGATTAACAGTCAGCTGCTCTGCCAGCTGAGCTATCTCGGAATGAATTTATGGAAAAGTAATTCTCTTCCTAGTTGCGTAAAAGATTATAAGAGAAATAATCATTTCACAAAGCTTCAATAACTGTTGAAACTCTTTAATGCCCTTCATCATTTTTTTTAAGAATAATTTAAAGTTTGATGAAAAAGCGTTTTTCATTTTAATCCTTTGATTCTAAATAATTTGGCGTTCTATTAGAGATGTCATAGAATACAGCGATTCCTTTGGAAGTGATTTCCCAAGAGTTATCGTCATAGCACTCTATAAGATTATGAAGTTTTAAGGATAAAATTGATCTTTGAATAGATCTTTCAGTTTTATATTTAGAAGGATTCATGTGTTGAAGATCAATAAATTTAATTTTTCTAGCATAAAATTTTGAAAATTCTAATATACAATAAGTGGTAGAGTTTTTTTTAATTTTGATTTGTGGATATCTGGTTACGTATTGTGTCATTTTATTCTCTCATATAATTTTACGCTAACCATGTTTGGAGTACAGCGATGAGTGGGAATATCAGAAATAGGTATTTCTAATTTTAATACATGACCACAGTTAGAGCACTTCCATGTAGACCCATTCTTGGTCTGATCAAGAAGATCTTTGTAATTAGATGGCTTAGGGTGAAGTGCAGTATATACTTTGGCAGGAGTTAATGTAAAATCAGAAAAAGCAATTGAATCATTCTTAATATCTGATTGAACTAAAGGAGCAGGTAAGGAAGCAGGTACACTCTTAGGTAAGGGGAGGTCTTGCGCTTTTAGACACTTAGGACACAAGAGCGGCTTACGACCACGAACTCTTTCTCTTTTCCATTCTTTAGAACAAACCGTACAAGTTAGAGTTTCGTTCATAAAAGTTCTTTCGTTAAATAGTAATATTAATTCTCTGCTTGGATATAACCATAGCTTTAGGTATGTTAATAACGCAACAGAAAAATCCATCTGCAGTAATAGTAGAAGCTATAGTATAATATTGCTTCTTACCATTATTTGCAATTAGATAACCAATGGTCTCACAAAGATAATCTTCCCTATCGACAGTCGAAGTATCATGCCACTCATCCATTTCTGAAAAAGCATCGCGCCAAACAATCTTGTAGACCTTATGCTTGTGAGGCACAGGTGCCTTAACAGCAGGCTTTTTGGGTATTACTTGAAGTTCTTGGGAAACTATTTCACTAGGCTTTTGTTCAGACATTATATCTCCTGGTATTTATAGTATTGTATAAGTATACCATAAGATTCAGAGATTTGTCAGAATATCATGACTAATATAATAAGAAGTTCCAAAGACTTCAGAGGCAATGGAATGAATCTGCTGAGAGGTAGTAGCTGTATAGACGTAAGAATTATTGGAAGAGTAACGCTTATTGAGCGGAAAATTTTTAACTTTACTATTGTTTTGATATTTTTTCTTCATAAGAATAAAGATTCTACAAAGAAAAGTGTTCAATAGGAAGAAAACTTTCAATATTAAACTTATCAGAAGAGTAAACATCTCTGATATTTTTATTAAAGTATTGCCCTACAGAAGGGGCAGCAATGAGTTTAGAGTAATCCTTTTTAGGGACATTATAATATATCCAAAAAGAACCACTCTTAAAGTGTACCATAAGATTTTTATTAATGGAATTCCAACCTATAGTTTTAATGAAGGAACTATCAAAGTCGCTAGAAGCGTAAATAGTCATGTAATAATCCTAGGGAAACTGGTAAAGGTTCTTAGTTAAACTATCAATAAAAAGAACTCTTTGATGGATAGTAAAGTCTTCAGATTGATCTTCTCGAACCTGATAACACATACCATTGGACCAGTACATGCCTTCTACTACATATCCGGCTTTGCGTTTAATAGTGTAATAATTTGAATAAGATCCGTCTTCAAGTAAAATGAATCTAAATCTATTGATAGATATCGGACTAGAAAAGGCATTACCAGATGAGTCTTTGACTTTGCCGTAAAACATGCAAAAGTTATTGCACATTATATCGAACTCATCTAACGAATAAATATCAGGAGCAGAATACCTATACTGTAAATAATTTTCTATATAGTATTCTTGTAAAAAAAAGTATGAATCACTCTCATCTAATGTTGAATCTAAATAATGAATATTACTTAGAATATGAAAAAGAGATGTGTTCATGTCAGTCTAGGTCTTGCTCGTCTAGAAGAAGTTTAACATATAGATTCTTACGTTCTATAGCTGTTAAGAATTTAATTGCATTGCTGCGCCATTTATTTTCTGAAATAACATAAGACTCTATTTCATCAGAAGAAAACGATTCAATACGCATTCGCCTAACTTCTTCACGGACATTTATTTTAGACTGAGTAAGTTGAAGCTCGATGCCTTTGCGAAGAATGCGTAAACAAAATAACCAAAGGTCTAAATTATTAATAAGTATTGTTCGTTCTTCAGAATTAAGAGATTTATTCTTTACATCACGAAGAACTATTTCTTGAAAAGAAGTTATATCGCCATCGGATAAGTCTTGGATTGAGGACGAAGTCCAGATATCAATTGTCATTTTTGACCTTACTTTTAGATGCAACGAAATCATAAGCTTGTTTAATGTCGGCAGAGAACTGATTAGGAGTATTTCCACCAGACTTTAAAACATACATGGGAGAATACGTAGACACTATAGGCCAATAGCCCAACCAAGTGATGTTACCTCTAACGTCTTTGATTTTTATTTGAGTACCAAATAAAACAGAAGAAGGAAGTCCACCTAAACAAATTATTAACTTAGGATTAAGAAGCTGTAATTCCAAATGTAGATATGGAGAACAATTTGTTATCTCTTCGTTTTCAAATTTACGTCTAATTGGACATCTGTTAACGTAGGTTAGGCATAATTGATCGGAATTAAAACCCGCACTCTTAAAGGCATTAATCATTAAAGTAATGGCTTCAGGAGATACGGATGGAGATTCCAATACAATAACAACATCTGGATTTTCTACATTCCATTTTGGAAGTTCCGGAGTAGAATCGAGTTTACACTTATGACAGTTCTTAGTTATAGTGTGCAAATCTCGAATATTAGTTGAAATTTTTCGAGATAAAATATCATTTCGTATATCGTGAAATAATTCAGTCATTTGAGATATGGCCATCTTATTTTCTAAACGAGAATAAACTAATGATAATATATCTGTTTCAGCTAATCCTAAGTAAGTTCCGGAATTTCCAAATGGATGAGAACTGTCAGTATTGGATAGTGCAAAATCAATGAGCTTTTGAAGCTCGAGCTCATTGAATTCTTCCATTAGAAGCTTGAAGGAATAGAGGCAGACACTTGTGCGGGAGCTGATTCCTTAGAGGAATCCGAAGGTGCCTTAGAGCCACGTGAAGAATAAGTCAAGTGTTCAACAACAATAACAATACGCGAACGTGACTGCTCATCTTGCTTCCAGCGTTCCTGAACTAAACGACCAACAATAGAAACTGTTGAACCTTTTTTCAATTTGCCCTGATCAAGTTGACCATTAACGAAGTTTGCATTCTTGCTTACAAAACCGTCTTTGTCCTTCAAGTAGTAAACGATGTCAAAGTATCCTGAGTTATTATCAGAATCTTTTTCTGATCCAGAATAGTCAACACCAATTCTAGCTTTAAAGATTTTACCGTTTACCATTTCCGGATCGGCAATAAGGCCTCCGGTAATATTAATTAAGTTTTGTGGATCTAACATTTATTTCTCCTCATCTGGTTGTTGTAACGCATTTTCAAAGTTGGCTATGATATTTTTTAAATACTGGATAGACAACTCTAAAGCTTTTTCTGGACCATGCGATGCTATTTGATGATTAAATAAAGCAACAAATAGATTGTATATTCCTGACTTTAAGTCACTTATTATATCAGTAGAAACTATGTCTGGCTGTTCATCAACAAGTGAATGTTTTTTATCTTCTGACATAGACTATCCTGTTCTCTTAGAAAGGGCGGAATCAATCATTTGACCCAAAGCCTTTATGTCACTGTAGCCCTTATCATAAAGAATTGATATGATGGGCTTTGGATCTATGTGGCTATAGGTTATTAATTGAAGATTAAAGACATCGTTTAAAGTATAGATTCTATAATTATTTAAATCTCTACGAGGAAGAGGATACTTTTTATTCTTCTCACGATTAGAAACGGTGAGAGTAGTAACATTAAGTATCTGTGAGACTTCGGACCTAGTAAAGATAGGTTCTTGATTACTTATTTTATTCAATTTTTACTACCTTTATGAGTGTTTATATAATTATATACTAGCAAACAATATCGGTCAGGTCAAATTATAAATGATAAAATCATTATATTTAAGAAAGTAATTGAGAATTTGCAAGTAATGCTCGAGAGAAATTTTCTATAGTATGCTCATTATGAAGGTTGGAAGACAAATTAGAGTTGCGAATAAGATTTAATGCTTGGCCACAGGTTAGCATAGAGGACAGTCTTGATCGAACATATCTGGCATAATCCATGGCACTATAGGAGTAGACACGACGAGAAGTTTCTTCTTGATTACAATCACAATCTTCATCGTCACAATCTGATTCAATATTAACAATACGAAAAGGAGGATCAGTTATATTATTTTCTGCAAAAAAATCCTGAAGAAATGATTCTTCGACTTCGCGCATTTGTCCAACAACTCTATCGGAGAAAGAAGCATTAGGCCAAACTAAAGAACTAACTTCATGAAGTTGAAACTGCTCCCAAAGTTTAAAGAAAAAATCAATAGAAGAAAAGTCCAGATAAAACGAAGATGAACTGACTAGAGAAGCAGAGTTTAAAGAATCTTTATCAAAAACAGTAGGAACATTTTTGCTTTTCAAAGGAAGAAGCTGAAAATGAGCTTCAACAATATTCATTGTTAAATCTAAATTAGTTCCACTATTCCATATCCAATCATAAGAGGCTTGGATGACTCCAGATATATCGTTAGGATAACGCTCTATATCATCCATGGAAGCGTACATTGGATTGCACAACAAGCCTGAAGTATAGAAATTTGGAAGAGGCGGTAAATAAATTCTTTGGCTTAGGATATCTGATCCAGTTAAGGATGAATTCATGAAATACATTCGAACCGAATTAGGATAATATCTGCCACCATAGATGTTGTAGGTGCATATATAGACTTGCCAAGGAATGGGCAATCTATAAAGATTAGAGTCGTGTCGATCATAATCTATGCTTTCAACAACTTGAGGGATTAGTTGAACGTTTTGATATTGAGGAGGTCTTTCAAAAATAATAAGATTAGAATCAATATGAAGAACTCCGGGAGGCATAATTCCTGTATCTTGAGAGAAAGCTTTATCAGGATCTAAGCTAAGAACGAATGAAGAAAATTGAGAAAGTATCTGCTCATTATCTGGAGAAATACTAATGGAAGCAAGATGAAAATCGTTAAATTTTTCACATTCAGTTATAACACTATCGGTTGAAGATGATAGTGGACTACCTAAGTATGAAATATTAGATCTCTGCATTTGAATAACCTACAATGTCTAGTTTATCTTTGATGGACATTTCTAATAAATTTACATATGTTTCAACAGAGTAAGGAATTACATAGATTTCTTTAGTTAGGAAATCGTAACAATATAGGCTGTTGGAGCAAGTGTGTGGGTCTATGCTGTAATCGCTAATAATTTTATCTAGTAATTTTTTATATTCTAGATCTGTAAAGTTTTGCGCAACATAATAAAAAGCGTGAGAAATATCGGCAATTGCCCTGGAAGAAAAAGCCCAAGAAGAAGTATCAGAAACATTATTGATGATCATTACACGAGCATCGATATAGTTGTATGGGGAAGATATTCCTCTTTTAGAGGCAACTTTTTTAATTACTTCAGGAAGATCTGCTATAGATTCAGTTGAGGAACTATGAGGATTGGAGCTGTTTGATGCGGCTACTATTTGAGAAAAAGTTCCATAATATTGAAAAGAATCAGAATTACTAAAATAATATCTATTGACTTTTGAACAGTAAGGATGGTCTGGATTCTGCATTATGAGATTGCGAATACAAGCATATTCCTCTAGAAGATCTAATATTTCTTGAAGAGAAAATGTGGATAGCATTGTTAGAATATAGTGATGAGACTGAGCATTGTCACAGTTTTGTAGCAAGCTATAGTTTGCAATTTTCTCGCTTGCTGTTCTTTCGGTAATTGTTTGGCGCGCAGAAATCATATAATTAATATAAGAAATTTTAGAGCCAAATACTTTTTTCAATTCATCATCAGAAGGATTGAATAGCTTGAACATCATTGGATAGAGGTGTTCATCTTCAGGAAAAAAAGAATGTATAACAGTATGTATTCTATAGAATAAAGAAGACCATGGATTAGATAGGTCAGCGTTCCAAGCTCCAGCAAAGTACTCATTAATATAGAAAGAATAAAGTTGAGAAACACTCAAAGAAGAAAAAGTACTATATTCTGGCATATTGTAGATACTAGATGAATAACAAATTGAACCGTCTTGATACGTATTGGGAAGATATGTAGCAAAATAAATATCATCCATATTAGTTAACGATTTATGAGAGAAGTACATTGCACTTTTTTGTGTTTTAGGATTAAGGACAAATAGAGTCCAGGGAACCCATACCATTGTATCGGTAAGTTTTTTCTTGGTTCTAGACTGAGCTCCTCCCATTTTATAATCTATATTAGCTTGAAATGGTGGACGCTCAATATAGTAGGTTCCTTGAGAATCAATATATCGAGTAGCTATAGGGTAAGTATCTGAAAAAAGATTAGAATCTAAAGATTTATTAGCTTCTTCTATAAGAATGCTAGTATCAAGAGAGGCTCTTGTTTGAATGGATAAATTAATAACAGGCAAAGAATTTTTGTCAGTTATCTGAGTAACCGGAAGATGCTTCCACTGGTCAATATAGTTATAAAAATAACGAGAATTTGACAAGTCTGCATGATCTCCAGAATGATTCTTGGATGTACAAATAATCTCATTAAATAATGGATCACAAGAAATGGATATACTATAAGAATTAGTATAAAGTGGATCAATAGTTACATAATGTTTTTCATTATAAAAATTAGACATGGTGTAATTCCTTAGGAGGAAATGAGGGAAGAGATATAGCTAGACTTTTCGATGTCTTTGCCTGTATCTTGAAGAGTATCTCTCTTAACTTCAGAGAATGAAAAATCAGAAGAAGAATAACTTTCCATATATTCTTTAAAGATAGAAATAGCTTCAACTAAAGAATCGTCATAAGTAAAACTAGAAGGATACTTCAAAGTATTAATTATAACATCTGATGAAGAATTGTTAATTTTAAAAGTATGATTTCCTTGAATAGATAAGTAATAAACTAAATCAAAAGAAGAAATCTGAGATGAATTAATAGGAGTAACATCTTGAGAGTAAACTATCTCTGATTCGTACTTATATAGAGGGCAGCTTGAATTCTGCATAGAGAAATGACAAGGAACACTCTTAGTTTGAGAATTTGAAATAGATGGATTTGAGCAGCTACAAATATTATTGGGAACATTAGCAAAAGCATAATGCTTAGATATAACAGTAGTGTCACTGTTTTTTTTAGTTAGATAAATGCACACTGCGTCATCAGTAACTTTTTTATTGAAAATGAAAAAGGTTTCTATAGAAAATGACCAAGCTAAATTTCCAGAAGGAGCTTCAACTGATGAGGCAAAATTAAAAGGAGATAGGCCAACAACTTGAGGTTGAATTCCTAATCTATTATTAACAATCATATATTTAGAATATAATTGAGAGAAGTTATCTTTAGCTTGAATAAGTTCAACCTTATTAAGGTTGCAATAAGTTTCGCCTGATCCAAAATAATCCCAAACTATTTGACCATCAGGAATAGATTCTGAATGGTTAATATAAATAGTATAAGTAAGAGGCTCATTAGAAGAAGATTCTGATTGAATAAAAACAGGAAATGTAAAAAACAAAGAATTAACTGGTGAATTAGAAGCTGCTGAGTTTATAATATAATGAGTAGACATAGGGAAGGTCTCCTGTGTAGGTAAACTGATACTTGTAGAAAATATTGATGTATTAACTTCAAAGCTTAATACCATGTGGATATCTTGGTATTGTGTACTTGAGTTTTTAAGTTTTCATTTTCGAGAACAAGAATATCGCACTTGTTTTCAAGGAGCTTGATGTAATCAATGTAATACTGATTATCAGCAGATACGTTAGAGAAGTTATCTATAAGTTGATTCAAAACTTTTTGATTGTCTAGATCTGAAGAATGGGAAATCTGATCATAGACTTCTTGAGTAATCGGCTTAAGACAAAGAACTACGCAGCTTCCGCTTGCTTCTCGAATATAACCATTTAACTTAAAGGCGTTGTAAATTCTTTTATACAAAACGTTAGGAATGTTACTGTGAACATTCTTGCGATAAGAAGTTTTAGAGCCTATGTATAAATGATAGGTAATTAATTGGTAGGCGTTATTTTCTATGTCGTGAATAAGCGAAGGGCTTAAGGAAAACCTTTCGGCATATTCTTGAATATTATTGACATGTAATTGAACCATAGAGTTTTCATGTATTGAAGATGAAATGTAATTGTTTAGTTCAGACAAATCAGAAAAACGATGAATGATACTCATTTTGATACCTCGATAGAATAGACTTCCATTTTCCCACTTTTAATAAAATCCTGGAAAGAACTGAAAGTAATATATAATGATGTAGCGTCAGGATATATATCTTTAACTAAAGGATATATCTGACTTAAGTAAGAAAAGTTATTTAAAAAATCTTGATTAGAAAGAGTTACAAATAAAACACAAGAACAATCAGATGTCTGTGTCAGATAACTTTTCTGAAGCCAAGTCTGTAAGGGCTGAGGCAACTCCTGGATTCTCATCAGCCAAGAGTCCTTTGGATGCATTCTGCATAACCTCCAACATATTTTTACGTGACTGACTCAATGCTTCGTGAAAAGCTTTACGAGCTTCATCAGAAGCAAAAGCCATTTGACCGACAAGAGCTTCAGTAAAAACAGCTTGTTCACCATAACTTACAATCAGTGTAGCAATTTGCTTTTCAATTGCTTCAATAGAACCTTCAAGAACTGAAAGACGATCTTCTACTTGAGAAGCTAGTCCTCCAATAACGTCTTGAAAAAACTTAGTCATAAACTCAGCGGTGTGCTGATCTAGGTGTTCGTTGTCATCGCTCATATTTCATACCAATCTTGGTTGTTAGTGACGTGGGAAGTCATAGATAAATCCATAAGATATGCAATAGAGCATATATCTTGGCGTGTTACTTTAATTTGGTCAATAGATAAAGGCGATTTCATATCAGGTATGAATGCACCACTATCTGATTTGCGGGCTGCAAAGTGTCCACACTTCCAAACAAAAGCAGTTTCGTCTGTAGTTTCGGAAGACTGCCAATAGTGAGCCTTAAATATTCTAGATACAGGCTTTCCTTCTATAGTCGCACCACCATAAGAAACAAAAGCCTCATTAGTGGGAGCGCCCATTCTATCATTCTGAGGATAGTTTATTGCGGCATTGCCGTTAGCAACGCTTCGCAAATAAGCAGCAAAATCAACTGAGTCAACAAAGACAGCGGTGCTGCTGACAAGTTTTCCTTCAGAAGAAGTTTTGCCAATATCAATTTTCATTTTCAAAGCTTGATGCCAAGGACGAATGGCTAGAAATCCACTTTGAGTTTTTGATCTAAACCATTTCTTGTATAGATCTTGTTGATAATCTTTATTATCTATATTTTTTAAAGTTTCTTTGGCACCGTCGTTATCTAGGGTAGCAAGAAATTCATCAATATTATCATATGATTCAGACATTATAGTTCCTTATTTCCAAGCAATTGTTGACGTTTGTTTTTTATTAGAAGACTTACCTAGTATCATTCTAGCATCTTCCATCTGTTCTGTCGAGGCCCAATCCCACTGCTCA